AAATCAACATAAGACGAATCTCTTGTCAGAGTTACTTGCATCACATGAGTCTGGGGATCAATGAAGTGAGAAACCGAATCCACCAACCATTTACCACTAGCAGATTTGTTCTTCTCATTTCCTTCTAAATCAACATCTTTGATCTTTATCCTAATTATAGAGCCTGGTTTTAGACTGAAATCACCCGCTATTGTCATCTGTGCTTTTTGTGCATTGATGAGCGTCATCTGAGCATTTCTCAGAAGAATAGTATCTTTCGGGGTGTCCCAGAAGGTAGAATATGTGGAAGTATATTCTTTCCATTTAGGATATTCTTTTCCTATACAGGGACAATTACAACTTGCTGGATTGTCTGGATCATCCCATATACAGCCAAGGTATTCTTCCCCAAGATTAGATTCTATTGCATCGCATAGTTTTGACTGTTGGAGAAGATCTTCCAATTGTTGATCTGTTGGTTCTTCAGCAGGCTCTAATCCCTGAACAAACTCCAGTGCTTCCTGATAGGAAGGAAACTGGTTTAGTTTTTCCAGATTACTGTCAAGAACGATATAGACTTCATCAGCACTGTTTACATCCCCATAAAGTTCATTTGATGCTGCCTTTGCTAGATCGAATAGATATGATGGTCCTGTCCACAGTAATCCGAGTCCATAACTATAGTCTTCCAAATATGCAGCAAGATCATACAATTCTCTGGTGCTGTATATAAATGCATTTCTAGGCTGTAATTCTTTACACGGACAATTACAGTGAGGATCATTTGGAGGACATGTGCTATTGTCAACAGGTCCATCTGGGTTAGAACACTTGTAATACCTCTTCTCTTCTTGAGTAATTGGTATTTCGTTCTTTTCCCAAGTCTCCTTGTGGTTCTTTGTGAGTTCTAGTAATTGGTGTGGATCAAGCATTGAAACCTCCAGAATCTAATGGTGGCAGTTCGTCACTTGGTGGTAACTTAATGCCACACTTACTGGCAGGAAGTTCACCTGCTTCTGGGTTATCGAACCCACACGAAATACCCATATGCTCTCCTCTGAATAGATGGTTCACTGGCTGCTCCGCTTCAAAGAAGTAGATGTATTCCTTTTCATCAAATTCATTTGGTTCAATATAATCTAAGTCATTCTTAGCAATTCTATACAGTCTCACTATGGTTCCCTTGAGGTTTGGATGAGGACTCTGGGGATCAAAGGATCCGTCTGGTTCCATCTCGAAGCCACCTGAGTTGATTTCCTCGAATCGAACACAATCAAAGGTAGAACCACCAGTCACACTTGGAAGACTTCCTGCTGCACCGATAACAGAGTCATACTTATAGCGATCGAATTGTCTGTAGTAATCGAATGTCAGTCCACCGAAACCTTCGAAACAGCACTCTTCTGGTTCTGGATCTGGACAAACGACTTCCGCTGTACATTCTGAACATGGATCGTATAGAGGATCATTGTTCTCGTTGAATATAACGGTTCCTCCATTACTCTCACAATTTGCAACAAATTGTTCCTGACCACTATAATCATAGTCTCCATCTTCAGTTGGAGTTGCTACAAATCTTTGGTTACAATAACCATAAGTTTCCCAAATACATTCACAACATCCTGCGGAAGTTATTTCGGGTGGTATTTCGGAGCACTCTTCACAACTACCATTTCCTCGGAAATCTCCACTGATACCTAAACACTCTGCTTGTGTCAACTGACTGCAATTTCTATAACCATAATCATAGTAAGATGTGATCGTTGGACAACATGTTCCAGTGTCTTGAAGAGGGCAGCAAACCCATTGTGCATCTTCTCCACAAAACTCTGGATCATATGAAGGAGAACCTTGTATATCACTGCAAAGAGGATATACAAGTTCTCCGTTTATGGTTCTGCATGTGAGAGTTCCATCATCTGGACTTCCAGCACAGCATGGTTGCATAGCCGTATAATCATCAAACTGACCAGATGCTAGTCCACAGCAGAAGTTACAAACCGTGTCAATTACTACACTTGCTCCATTACAATATGCAACAGAAGGTTCTCCTGAAGGATAGTCACCGCATTCACCTCCAGGCACATTACATGGATTGGAAGGATCAACCCAGTCTGGCTGACACCATTGACATAAACCAAAATCACCCTGATTGGTTGAACTCGGAGCACCTCCACACGGATAGCAGCAGGGATCTGGAATTGCTTGATCGCAAGGACTCGAATCATTACAGAAACAAGGAAGATCGTTGAAGTTCCTCGCTATGTTTTCAGTTTCACCGTTAACGCCACACGATTGCTCTTCTGGTTTATGAGATTCGCTAGAATATGTTTCTATGAATTCATGCTTCTTCACACCATAACCAGAACCTTTCGGTCCATTAAATATTTCTGTTATGTTGTATGCAAGAACTGTTGTTGGCTTATAATTCTCACCTTCACCTGTCATCCCCTTCGCTGCAATTAAGAAAGGTGATACCGGGAAAGAAGTGCTTAGAATTCTTTCTTGCTCTACTGTCGCATCATTAGTCCAGAGTTCAATAGGAGCAACTCTATAATTCCAGTAGTAAGAGTCTTCTGGTTTATCGTAATGAACAATCATACCAAGTCCGACTTCTTCCCTCTCTACGACTGGTTGATCTTCACAGCAGATTGAATACTTATAAACATTCCACTTCTCTTTTAGCATTCTACTAAGAGCGTATTGAAGTCTTGCTTCTTGTGTTGGTAGGAAGATATCGTTTCGAATAGTCTTTATTGTATCAATGTTCAGATCAGTTTGATCGAACATGGTTTGCCAGGCGTTCATCGAGTTCTTCTTGTTTGTTGATTGGACATGATCCAACTTTGTGGGAGAAGGATCATTGAACTCTCCGATATTGAAATACCCGTACATCTGATCCTTGATCTCACCGCCGTCAGAGTCTGGATTCGTCAAAGCATCTGGTAATAGAGGATATTTCTCTATATGTGCCCATCTTTCATAATCTCTGGTATAATCATAAGTGACAGTTGTTTTATTCAATTTACTCGTTGTTGTCAGATAATCAGAGTATGGGTCGTAGTAAATTGGAGATACATGATTATAAAAAGATCTGTAAGCCTGAGAGATCATCAGTTCTCTCTGATTCAGTTTCTTAGTAAAAGTGAAAGAGTCTATGGATTGTTTTCCGGGATCACCAAACTTAACTTCATATTCTCTCTCACCATCTTGATTTACTATAAGACTTTCGAGTGATCTAAAATGCCACTGATTAAGATCTTGCCAGAAAAGATAGTTTGCAGCGGAAGGATTCTCCGATGAAACTGCGTTCTCCGCTAGATTGTTCATTAATTGTCCAACATCCATTCTCTTTGCTTGCTTGCCATATGGATATGCTGCTTGAGTTGCTTTATACCATATAGAATTGAAAGTTGGTTCTATATCCATCTCTTCTGAAACAGAACTGTAATCTGAGGAATCTGGATTGAAAAACTTTTCTGCAAGGTAATCCACAAACCCATCTTCACCTGCGATCTTTCCAATAAACTCCTCTGAGTCGAGTGGATTTTGTTTATCGAAGAATTGAACTTCGAATGGCTGAAAATCGAGTGCATAAACAGTAGAAGGACCGGCAAATCCCTCGATACTTAGAGCAGCACTGTCTGATATCTCTGTAACTTTTGTTACTTGAAACTTAAATGTCTGCCTGTCATTTAATTTATTGAACAACCATCCAAGAGGACCACCTGCTGCATATTTCAATAGATCAACTGCTGTTACAGGTGTCTTTATTGTCACTTCAAGCAGTTCGAATCCATTTATATTAAATAATTCACCTTCAGAGTTCTTTGCTATAAGAAAAATTGTCCCAGAAACTGAAGGTTCCCACAAACTTTCACTAAGAACCAATCTCTGAAACGGACGAACTCCTTTTTCTTCTGTCATCAAATCAAATGATGAACCACCGTCCATTTTCTTAAGAACTACACTTAATATTTCTGTTTGATTTTTAAAATATGAATTATCAGCCATTATACAGTATCAGTATTCGTGTTACCTACGAACACAACTCCTTGTACATTAACAACGTCCTCCGCATTACCGTTCAAGAGCAAGTCTTCTACAGCACTCTCTACATCTCTTACAGTTGATTGCCTTGGTATTTTTACGTTTCTTTTATCCACTACACCATCCATATAATCTTGAGAAACTGATCTATACTTATAACCAGTTGCTAATGTATTATCTATGTACTGTTCAAGCAAACAGTTTGTACCACTAACAGTTGTTGTCTCTGGATCTATAAAGGTGTTCGTAGATGGGACATAATATGCAGATATCTTACCATCGTTTGTGTAAAAGTACTTTGGTGCGTTTCCATATCTGGATATTTTGCTAGCAGTCAATTGTTGGACAAACTGCATTGATGAACCAACTCTCTTCAGATGAAAAAGTATTCCTGAATTTCCGGTGGAAAATAAACCACTATGAGTCGTGGTAAGTATAGTTCTGTGAACAGGATCATAACTTTCAATTACCGCCCATTGTGCAGTGACGGTGCCATCAGAAAGTATATAAACCAGAAAGTCGCCTGGATCTGGCTGAACAGTCAAATAAGATTCTAAAGTTATGGAATATTCATTCTCAAACTTTTTCTGAGCCTTTTCTACTGTTATAAAATTGAGAGGTCCATCCGATCTAGTCACTATATTATTCATCATCATGATCTGCCAATATTGATCTGGATCTGAATATTCTTTGTTAGCCAGAGAGTCAAAGGTTTCGGTTCCGTTCATAACATAAGACTTCCAGTTCTTAGGAGAATCTCGTGTTTCCTGAGTGAAAGCGACTCGTCTAAAGATATCACTCACCTCAATATCTTTTGTTCCGAATTTGTAGTTAAATTTTGGTAGGTATTTTAAGTATGTCATTCTAGTAAGTATCCTTACGGAATTAAGTTCCTAACCACATTAATTGAATTAACAAACGAAACAGCAGCACTTACATCTTGTCCAGATACTAATCTTTTACCCCTCGACCTCAATTCTGATCTGGAAACAAATTGATCAGTTGTTCTAGCCTTAAGAATTGGATCAATCTCTACAAAATTCATTGTGAGAGAAATTGATATTGGATATCTACCCTCACTGGTAGTGTAAACTGCACTAGAGTCTCGATCGACTGTAACATTAGTACAAACACATGTCTTTGGACTGCTCAGAAAGTCTCTGTTAAGTTGGGAGGAACCTGATGCGGTGAATCCACCATCCCCGTCAGAAATTCCCCCTGCAACCACATCTATAGTCCAAAGAGGTGGTGCAATCATCCTAGTGGAAGATGTGTCAGCGGAAGGTAAACTGTACGCTGTCGCTAAATTTCCTATATTTAGGATGGTTTTAGATTCTTGCACGCTTGTAGCAGTTAAAACCCAACTAAATGAGTATTTTCTTTTAAACGCAGAGATAAAATCCATCTCAGTTACATCCATCACTCTTCTACCAATATCAACACCTGTTGCTGATTGAAACTTATCGTAAAGAACTCTTCCCGGCAAATCTAAAAGATTTGCCCCCAAGTTACCTGTTTCAGTAAAAAGTTTTGCTATAGTTCCAGCCTCTTTCGCGGTGTCCTGTGTATAGTTCAAATCAGTAGAAGATCCGACTCCTTCTGGCATTGGTAGAGTTATAGAAAGCAATTCATTGGATGGATTTGCCCTCGCATCTGGTAAGTTAGAAAATTCGAAAGCCCTGAGTTTTAACTTAAGAGGTACAGAAAGTTTCCCAACGGATTGCTCCATCGAGGTTACTTGAACATCCAACTCGTCTGGCGGAAAAGTTATTTCCATTATTGATTCCTCTACATACTAGTATGGCATATAAGACTAGATTTTTACCAGAAAATGCTTCAAAGTATATAGGCGATCCCACAAAAATAATTTGCCGTTCTCTATGGGAAAGAAAAGTCTGTAAATGGCTGGATGGGAACAAAAATGTCCTTCGCTGGGGCAGTGAAGAGATAGCGATTCCATATAAATCCCCGAAAGACAACAAAGTTCACCGATATTTTCCGGACTTCATAGCAGAGGTTAGAAACCAAAATAATGAGGTCGAAACACTGGTTATAGAAGTAAAGCCCATGAAGCAAACAGAACCTCCAAAGGGTAAAAAGAAAACCAAGTCTTTCTTACAAGAAAGCCTAACATTTCAAATAAATAAGGCTAAGTGGGAATCTGCAAAAAGAGTTTGTGAACAAAAAGGGTGGAGATTTGTAATATTAACAGAAAATCAAATTTTCCCGGACAAAAAAGATGACATCAATTAATAAACTAGTACAGAGAATAGAAAGATACCTTCCTCAAAGAAATAACAGATTTGAGGCTAGGTTATTTCTCCCCAACGGCAATCAAATAATCCCAGATAATGTACTACCAGTTGTCGGTTTCCAAACTCCAGAAAAAAATATCATTATGAAAGAGTATTCATACTATGGGGTGAATAGAAAAATACCCTATAAGAGACAGTTTGGTGACCTTTCTATAACCTTCTTGGCAGATGAAAAAGGAATACTTCAAAGTTCTATAGAAACATGGATGGACACACTGGTAAATCCATTCACAGATACACTAAATGATCGAAACAATATATTTCAAGGCAGAATAGAACTGCGAGAATTGGGTACGGAAGAAGGAGAACCAGAACATGTTAAATATATTTTTTACGAGGCTTTGCCAAAAAGCATTCTTCCTTTCAATTTCTCATCGGAACAGAAAAATGAACATCTGACATTCACTGTCCTATTTACATTCAAACAGTATGAATTTATTGCTGGTGCATATTCGACGCGACCCAGCGGACAAATACAAATCTAACGGAGTTATTAAATGCTATCTGACATGCTTATTGGTTCTTTGCCGAGGTATGAAACAAAAATACCATCGAGCAAAAAAAGTTTGACTTTTCGACCATTTCTAGTAAGAGACGAAAAAACACTACTGATCACATTAGAAACATCGGACAAAAAGGAAACTATACTAACCCTTATCAACCTAATTAAAAACTGCTACGAAAATATAGAAGACATCAATGAACTGTACATGTCAGATCTGGAACATCTTTTATTAGAACTAAGATCAAAATCTATCGGAGATGTTGTGGATTTTGGAGTAATTTCAAACGATGGTTCTGAAATTGATGTTTCAATAAATCTCTCAGAGGATATTCAAGTAGTTGGTGAATATGGGGACAAAGAAATAGATCTAGGAAATAATATAAGTTGTAAGTTCAGGCATCCAAAGGTAAAAGACTTTATAACAGAAAACTTCGACGAAAACAACCCAGATGACTTTCTTAAAATCATGGGAAAATGCCTAATTGAAATAACCAACAAAGAAGAAACCATAAACACAGAAAACTACTCGATCCAAGAAAGAATAGATTTCATCGAAAGTATGAATAAGAAACAGTTTGAATCAGTTCTAGATCACTTTTCAAATACACCAAAACTAGTAACCGTCAAGACTTACATCGAAGATGGAGAAGAAAAGCAAATTAGGTTCGAGGGATTAAAAGATTTTTTCGTATAGCCCTCTGTCACATTGATCTCGGGAATTACTTCAGACTGTGTTTCCAACTACTTCACTACCACGGATACAGCCTAGAAGAACTTGAAAACATGATTCCTTGGGAAAGAGAAATATATGTGACTCAGGTGAGGGCTTATGTCGAGAAGGAAAACATGAGACTCCAAGAAGAGGCAGCAAATGCAAGATACTAAAAAAATAAAAGCATCGAAAAAACCATACAAGTCAAAGAAAAAACTCCTAGAAGACAGAATGAAATCCTCCAAGGATGTTGTTTCAGGATCTAGATTGTCTCTGCCCGAGTTAGAGAAACCCAACCCATCAGCGACTAAGAAAAGTCTAAAAGTACAGGATCAAAAAGAACCTACTAAAGACACAAAGTCAAACCAGAACATTCTATCTGAAAATTTGATTAGAGAACTGTCCAAGAACTTCATAAAGAACTACAAGACAATCAACAATTACTTTCCAAAGACATATAACACTTCAATATCAGCAGTTGACAGCAGAAAATTGCCATCTAACTTCTACAACACAACCAATAAAAAACTAGTTACAAATTCTTTCTCGAAAACCGCATCACAGAACAGTTCTTTCCTTAGTCCAGTAGAAAACACATATAAAAATCAAAGCAACTCATATTATGAGAGCGTTATAAAGAACATGATCCAATCGGGAGGAAAGACGAAAGTATATCTCGCAGGAAAAGAAAGAGAAGTTGATAGTACGAAGATAGTAGAAAGAATAGAAAAGCAAGGTGGAGTTGTCCCTATGTTTCAGGCTGGTGGAATGGTTACCAAACCAACACTAGGACTCCTCGGCGAAGCAGGACCTGAAATGGTTTCACCTGTACAATCAATGATGTCAATGACAAATCCGATTGCAAACAATGCAGTAACCGCCGTGTCGGGAGCAGTAAAATCAGCAACTGGATTCGTAAAAAATGCCGCAACTTCTTACATGTCAAATGCCAAGCAAATGATAACAGATCCAGTTGGAGCAATAAAGAACAAATTTAGTTCTGTAAGCAACTTCTTTGGCGGAGACTCGAACAATACTACAAACCAAACAAATAACAACATTCAAATGCAAAACATGCAAGGAACTGTTGCTAAGAATCAGAACTTGCCAGCAGCAGTAAACGCACTTGAGAAGAAAACGAATAATACCATAAACAACATAACAAACAACAAACTAGCCCCACAGACAGATCCTACTAAGGAAGCACCTTACAACGGAAATGATTTTACAGTAAATCGAGCAATTCAGCCAAGCACAAATGTCGGAGAAACAGGCGTCGGTATGGGTTCTGGATCGAAAGCGTTTGAAAGATTCTTCGTGAATAAAAACTTCAGTGTCCCAGAATGGCGACAAAGAATGGGATAATAAAAAAACCCCACCGAAAGGTGGGGTTTTCTTTCGAACAATGATTATCAATCATCATTCAGTTGTCGTTCGAAGAACGACAAGGCACTCTCTTCTTCAACAGACTCGTCACTTGATGCTGCTGAAGTGACTGCTGGAGCAGTCTGTGATTCAACAGTCTCGTTTTCGACGGATCGAGCACGCTCGTCACCGCCAAGAACTTGATGAAGACGATTCTTAAGTTCATCGTATGACTTGAACTTATCGTCTGCGACGAGATCCTGAAGGGAATACTCACTCTTCCAAATCCTTTCGAGTTCTTCATCGCTCTCGTTGAGAACCGAGGAAGTCTCGAAGTGAGACTTGTCGTAGTTGATGAATCCCGCTACCTTGCGAACCTTCAACTTGAAACTGGCACCAGTCCAGAGGTTGAATGGATTGACTGCTTCCTCATCCTGAAACTCAGGAGTCATGGCTTCGTTGATCTTGTCGAAGATCTTCTTACCATACTTGAAGAGGAACACCTTACCCTCATTCTGAGGATTCGCAGGATCAGAAATCACATAAATGTTGGAGATGTAGTTCAACTTGCGACGACGCTCGCGGGCGATGTCCTTGTCACTATCCAATCCGCTATTCCACAGATTGCTGTTCATCTCCGACACAGGATCCTTCTGATTCTTGGTAGTAAGAGAGTTTTCGATGTACCAACCACCAGGTCCCTTGAAAGCGTGGGAGTACAACTTGACCCACGGTAGATCCTCCCCCTCGGGGGCTGGCAAGAATCGAATCTCTGCATAACCGTTTCCAGACTTATCGAGTTCTGGTCGCCAGAACCGATCGTCCTTGTAATTGTCCTTGTTGTTGGTTTCTTCCAACTTCTTCTGGAGGACTTCCAGTGAACCCTTTGAGTTCTTCTTTAGATCTGCAAAACCCATATGCGTTACCTTTCCGCGAGGATCTCCCTCGCACTTGAGAACGGTGGGACCTCCCCACCACTGTGATAATTATACTAGATGATTCTTAGATGTCAAATAGGAAGTTTTGATTTTGTCTTAGGCAAAAGATTGATGTTCTGAAACTCAACGAACAACTTCTCCTTCAGGGGAGAATTGAGAAACTTGCCTGCCGTTTCTGGCTCAAGGCTCATCTTCTCACAACACTCTAGAACGGCATCAATGTAGGACATGTTGGAGTTAACAACCATATCCTCGATCGCCTTGCAAAATCTTTTCTTTTCTTGTTCTGTAAATACCATGCGTGAATTATACCTCATACTATAAAAAGTTCAACAAAAATCCTTTATATATATCATACACAGGAGATGACCTATGCCCTATACCGCAAGTAATGTTCCATTAGAAATCTATGGAAATACGGCTACATTCGCAACGGACTATGGACCGTCTGGTACAGGATTGACCGCTGCTCATGTTAGCATAACCAAACTAGTTTTCGGTGATCAAGATACCGCGACTCGCGTATCATCAGCAGATCCACTACCAGTACAGATCAACGGTAACACTGGTTCAGCAGTAGAAGTTACAGGAGATATTCGAGGAACTGGCGATTTCTACGTCAGAAATAGTCTTATAAGCGGAAATACTGCAATCTACCTTGCAGTTGCAGGAACAACTAGCGGTGGTTTGGTTGGAGTAACTGGTTACATTCAAGGTACATCTGGTGGTCATCCAGTAGGAATTTCTGGTAATGTCAACGTAAATAACCTAGCAGTTCCAATCAAAGGCATCACAGAAGACTGGTACATTGGTTTCGGTGGTTCAACTGGTTCTGGAATCAGTGCTGGAATATATCCAGTCATGGTTACAGGTGGAAGAAAATTAAGTTCTTCTGTCGATAGCGTTACCGTATCTGGTACAGTAGGAATCACTGGCGGTAGGTTTCTCTCGTCAGGAACTGACACTGTGGCAGTTCGTGGTTATGACGGCGGAACTAAGGTATGGACTCGACTCTTCGCAGGAGACGGAACAACTCTAGGACACTCTGGAGACGCTCTCAACGTCAACCTAGTCAACTCTGGTGTCACCTTCACACTCAACGTCGCTGCGACAATCGGTGTAACAAACTCAACTGAACCACCTCTCAAGATTCAGGGTTACACTGGATCGAATGGTATTCCAGTAACAGTTCGTGGTGAAAACAATGGAGCAGTTGAAGTTACCTCAACAGCAGCACTCAACGTAAGTGTTGGTAACGAAGTCTCGATAGATGATTCTGCAATTCTTGCCAAGTTAGGAACCACTGGAGACATTTACTCTCGTCTCACAGACATCAAGACTAACACATCAGGAATCTCAACAATTGCTGATGATATCCGAAACGGAAACGCATCCGTCAAGGTAAGTCAGATCACTCGTCCTAGCACATTCACCGCAGGAACATCAAGAATCTCCGCATCAAGCGGCGCAGTAAAGTTAGCAACGAATGTCGTTCTTCGTGCAGGTGTCACAATAAAGGCATCTTCAAACAACAGTGATGTGGTTTATGTCGGATCATCAACCCTTACAAGATCAAATGATAATGGATATCCACTAGATCCAGGCGAGTCAGTCTTCCTAGAAGTGGGTAACCTAAACACAATCTATGTAAGATCATCTAGCGGCACCCAAACCATTCACTACATCTCCTCATGATAAGAAACAGAACAACTCGACCTGTTAAAAACACTAAGCCAACGGCGAAAGATAATCTGATAAAGATTTCTTCCGCTGTTGTCTATGGGTTGAAGTTCTTTGATTCAAATGAAGAGATTACTCCCAATAGAACATTCTTAAAGTGTAAACCAACAGTAGTATTTGATGGCACAAACCTATTCATAGATTACAGTTCGTGTAAAAGCCAAGATACTCTCCACAATTTGAATCATGTGCTGGAAGATCTGAAGCCAGGTGAAACATTTACACTGAGCGATGCACTATATCAGGATCCAACAAATAGCATAGAAACGAATATATCTGGAACATACACCTTTATGGGAGTGGTGAACGGAAACATTGTAAAAGCAATCAATGAAACGATCACTCTTCCCTCCAACATAACCAGATTTGAAGCAAAGAATTTTTCTAGAATTCCTCAAATCACGATAACAAGTGTAACAAATATAACAAAAACCTATGGTGTGAAAAATATATTTGGCGAAGAAAATGAAAATTCGTTCAAGAATCTTGGTGTAGAAAAAAACTACTATGTGGAATTCTCTGGAAACACAAACAAAGATTCTTACAAAGTAAAAGATATTCTCACCAGAGATGATGGATCAGAAGTTCTCATCTTAGATAAGAAGGTAGTACCAGAATCAATATTCACAACTCCAGTCGTTGTGAATGTTCTTGTACCAAAGTCAATCAAAGATGCAAACGAAAAGCAATTTGATGAATTGAGAATTATTCGTGATCAGGTGATCAACAAAGACGCGGACAGATTCGAAACACAAACTGAAGCACTGGCGAGAGCAACCTACTATCGTTGCAGTGGGTATCATCAAATGGCAGAGAATGGAACTGTATTCTTCATGCCCTGTACAACTCACGCCGCTTACGAAGAAGCAAAGTCTAGAAAACTTAGAGGCGAAAGAATAGGTCCAGCGAAAACAGAATTCACTGGACCTATCTCAGTCGATGGTTACTACCCTCTTTACACTACCGCTCAAGCGGCTATTCAGGCTAGTCCAAGCCCATCATTAACAAGAGAGGGAGAAACCACAGTAGGTTATCACACTGTCACACTAAGAGGTAAGACTTTCTTCGTTCCAAACGGACTAGTCACTGGTCAAACTTACTTTGAAGGTGACTATTACGCTGGAAAGAAAATCTAGTTCTTTCTTCCCCTTCCGCGAACTCCATACTTATTCTTCTTTGACTTACGAGGCTTTCCAGCCTTACGAGAGATGTCTGTGTTCTTTGGTCGAATAGTCTTAGCCATAATAACTCCTTTTAAACTGCCCCGCCTAGATTCGAACTAGGACAAGGAGAACCAAAATCTCCGGTGCTACCGTTACACCACGGGGCAAACTTTAGAACAGTAATCGTGCATCACGATTCCAGATGCTGTTCCTACATTCAAACTTCTAACCGAACCATACTGCGGAATATACACCACATCATCCGCCAAGTCAAGTAGTTTTTCTGGGATTCCTACTTGCTCTTGCCCAAAGACGAGGAGGGTGTGCATGTCATTCGACCACTCAAATGAAGATATAGTTCGAGCGTCTTCAACATTATCAACACAAACCACGGTGTAAGAATCAATATATCTGACAAGTTCATCGTATTCATTTTCCTTGAAGTAACGAAGTCTGCTGTATTTATGGGTTCCTACTGCTCCTCGTCTGTCCCATTTTCTTGATCCGAAGATGATGACTTCTCTGGCGAGAAAAGCATTAGCGTTACGCACAACAGTGCTAATATTGAAATCGTTATATAGATTTGAACACAGAACAGAATAGTTGTTCCGCTTAGAGTCGAGATCAGCAAGGATGGCATCGTGCTTCCAATAATGATAATGGTCAATGATGTTGCGAGTTTCGATCATGAATAAAACTCTTTACCTTATTCCAATACTTAATAGTAGACTTCTTCTTCCATCCGTTTGGTCCGCCGTTGTGAATCCTAGCACGATCCTCATCGGTGACTTTTCTTCCAAGTCGATTTTCATTTGCATACCGATCCCAATATGCTTTTATAATCTGCTCGGAATATTCCTTGTTTACACAATCGGAGTATGATCCACCGATGGAAGGACGATAATCAATAGCATCTTTCCAGTAAACATACCAGATCTGATAAGGTCCAATTGCATTTCCAGAATCCCCTACAGCAGATTCTTCACAGTTGGATTCAACCTTACAAATCGCGTTCAAAAGATTATCATTGGAATACAAACAAACTGTTAGTGCTAATACTTGAACAATCATTCTATCACCTCATCCATACTTGAATCACCACCATCATCTTCATAGGTGGTCGGACACTCAACAGGGTCCATAATCGTGAACTGAGCCCATGCCTCAAACTGAACGACATTCGGAACGTGAATCTGTTCTGACTTGGGGAGCATCACACCATCCATCGAAGCGATGACATGACGCCCGCTCATGCTGATCTGCATGTTGAT